GGTATGAACGGATTGTCTTTGAAAGTTGAATGAATAACAATAGCATTATCACGCTTCATAACACTATCCGCCCAATGGTTACCAACTGGATTGTAATCCATAAAGATAGTATTTGAGCACCTCATATCTAACTGATCAAATGTTTCTTTGGATAATTTATAAAATTCATTAAACCATAAATAGTCCGAATGGTAACCCATAACTTTAAGTTCGTCATCAGTACCCTCTATAAATATTTGCGATCCATTAGGGAAGGTAAAATAAGATTCAGATTTATTGTAAATCACTTTATCCCAATTTGGCAAAGTTGGATAATATTTTAACATATCCTGCAAAATAGTATCCTTACAATCTTTTTTAGTAATCCTAAAGGATGCTAATTTAATCCGCTCATTTGACCAAGCTAAAATCCAAAATAATTGTAAAATGCTAAAGGTCTTACTCGAACGAGAAGACCCTGAATTTATAATATATTTATATTTTCCAGTATTTAAAGCATTATAATTTTTTTCAAATACTGGTGTTGCCTTCATCATTTGGTTTAATTATTTCAATTTGCAAGGTTGTATTTTGTATTTTTTCACCTCCAGAAGTTACATCAGTTTTATCACCAAACACCTTAGGATAAAACTTTGCCATTTTCCATTTTAAAGTCTGGACCAATGTATTATATGTTGAAGCATCAATTTCTTTTGCTATTAACATATCCCTATAATCATCCATTTCTTTTTCTAATGCTTCCGCTTTATCTTGTTGGCTATTTATATACAGCGTTCGTAATTCTTCATTATCTCGCTTCCAACGCCTGAAAGTTGACCAGCTGGGGTAGTTGTTATTTTTATCTAAAATACGCATTATATTGTTTCCTTGCGCTACTTCTTCGCAAATTTCAATACATAATGCAAAATTATATTCTGTTAGTCGTGCCATAATACAAAGTTAAATATAATTTTTTGTTTTTAATACATAAGCTACAATAGAAAAACATATTCCCATCATAAACCCTATTGTTATTCCTGTTGCAAAGTCTTCTATCATAACTTTTCTATTTCTGTTTTTACTTCTTGCCAATAATATATCATTGATTCAACACAAGTATGCAAACACTCATCAACTGCTATTAATGCTAACTTATGTGGTCTTCTATTATCACAATCTCTTAAAGGAATGTTTATATAATATTTACCAACTAACTCTTTGGCTTTTTCTTTCGCTGTCATATTTTTTATTTTTTAATTATTGGCACTTTTTTAATTTACTGCCGTATTATAGTTTTTAATTCTGTCTCTAATATTGTTTAAATTTGGGACTAAAGTTAGTCTATAATACACAAATAAACAGAATCATTAGCTACATATTGAACTCTCATTAAATCCCCCTCGCTTGGTTTAATTCCTTTTGTAGTTAACACTATTGTTTTATCCAAATGTTTGTGGCTTTTCATTCCTAAATTAAACATTATTATTCCAACTATTGCTATCAATATAGCTATAAATACTATTCGCATTTTTTATATGTTTTTATTATTATTAAAATTATTATAAGCATCCCAAAAAATACACTTTCAATCGGTAAAGCTGGAACGCAGTCAGGATGGTTTGGTCGAGTTTCACACCAACATTCACTTTTTGGGGGACAAGGTTTTTTCATAATAGCTTTATTTCTTGTTTAACTTCTAACCAATAATTTAACCAAAATAAATTTACAAAATCAGAATAATCTATAAATTCTAATATCTCATCAACTGCTCTAATTGCAAATTTTATAGATGTTTCTTTATTACTTTCATTTAAACAATATCCGTTAAAATCAAAACTATATTCTACTAAATATTGCGCTTTTTCTTTTGGTGTCATAATCCTTTTTCTTTTTTATAGATTTCTAATAGTTCTTCTATTTTATTAATATCTGCTTTATAATCATACATCCACTTTACAAAATCAATAGCAAATTCATCTGCTATTTTTACTGATTCATCTGCAGGAAAACTAAATTCTATTAATTCAAATTTTTCTTTTAGTGTCATTTTTCTTCGCATTTACTTGAACAATATAAATCTTTTGTAAATCCTGTACTAATTATTTTACTGCATTTATGGCATAGTGTAGCACCATTGCCATTATTAAACTTATGGATTGGATTCTCTTTAATCTTTTTTAAAAGTTTTTTCGCTTCCTGTTTTAAAATGTATTCCTGTTCATAAATCGATGCTCTTTGCGTTAACGGTTTTATTTTTTTCTTATTTGCCATTTTCCAAAGCTTCTAAAATTTTATAATCATTTATTGTGAATGAAGTCATTTGCTTATTCCAAAGATCGTGTTTATTATCTTTTCGCAATGTATTAATAATTTTTAAATAATTCCATCTAATTACAGGAACTTCCTCTACAACCTTTTTAGGCTTTTTATCAAAGTTATCGTAATGGATATATTTTTTATTTCTTAAGCGATAATCTACCTCTTTAAATAGTTCTATATTTCCAGTATCAAACACAATTTTCATCTCGTTATATTCTGGAATGTTTTTATACTTTTCTTTTCGTTGAGTATAATGGAAGGCAGTAGCGTGATTGCATTTTAATTCTTTGCAGATATTTAAATATGTTTTGCCTTTTTTATATTCAGCATCAATGTAATGACCACGCTAATATACTAAATGCGGCTTTCTATTTTTTTCTGTTAGGTCAATGCCTAATATATTTTTTATTTCGTCTAAACTCATAATTATAAATTTTCTATTTCTGTAATTACTTCATTCCAATAAGATCTACTTTGATCGGATTTTTTAGAATCATTTTCAATTAAAAAATATATCGCTATAATTGCACATTGTTTTGCTTTTTCTAAAGTCATTCTGTTAAGTTCCATATATTTTTCAACTAAATCTATTGCTTTTTTATTAATCATAACTATTACATTTTTTCTATTTCTTGTTTAACTTCCAACCAATAATCAAAATAAAGGCTTTCTTCATCGACCATTCCAAGTATTTCATCAATTGCAACCAATGCGCATTTTTTTGCATTATGTATTGACATATAATAATCTGGATCATTTTCTATTGCGTGCATAGATAGCACCAATTTTTCGGCTTTGTTTTTAATTGTCATCATAATTATAAATTATTTGTTTTGTTTATTTCGTTTCTTACTTCTTGCCAAAACCAATCCATCCCCACTCTACATTCATCTATTATCTCATCCACACAATGTAAAGCACTTTTTATTCCTTCCCTTTCGGCTTCCGATGTATTCCAGTAAGTAAATTTATCAATTAACTCAGCTGCTTTTTCTTTAGGTGTCATATTATTTAATTATTTTATTTAGATTTTCAAAATTTATAAAATTAATTTCTGATGCCAATTCAAAAGTTAATGTTATGTATTCCACACTCAATCCTTTTTCATAAATAATTTCAATTAATTGTTTATCACAATAAAATTTAATATCTCTTATTTTTGTTCCACTTTTTAAGATTTTCATATTATTTAGCTATTAAATTAATCATTGTATTATTAAAAATTCCAAAAACTACATTGTATAATTCTTTTAGTTCATTTTCTTTAATTCCTTTTATTTCAACTTCATAATTATTAAAGTCAAAATTTGCATTTCTTACACAAGTAGCTTTATATCCTGAAAATCTTAAAACTTTCGCTACTTTAGTGTGTACTTTGTGTGATTGAATAGTTGTCATAATATTTATATTTTGTTGTTGTTATCTGAGTACAAATATAGTAATAGTTTTATATTACGCAAAAAATATTCAAATATATTTTTAAAAATCTTTTTTCGATACAAAATTGTCTGAATAATCAATTTCAATTTCAAATCCGTGACTCTTGTCATTAATATATCGGTAAGTAAATAGCCAATGCCACCGCTCCTCTTTATCAATCCATTTGCTTGGCTCTATTTTAGTAGTTCCTGATAATCGGAACGGTATTCCCTTTTTCCCTACTTGTTCTCTTAAATCAATGTAAATAGGATCATTTTTTGGTATTAAAATCTTCTCCATAGCCTTGCCAAATTTTTACGGTTATTCCTTTTTCCTTTAATTGTTCAATTCTTAATTTTTGTATTTCTGACAATTTGCCAGTTGGTCGCTTAACTTCGATGTACATCGTTTCTCCGTTTCTATGACAAAGTAAGTCTGGCCATCCAGCAGTTGATAGCTTAATGATTTTTAAGCAAAGCCATCCCTCTTTTGTTAGTTGCTTTATTATTTTTGATTGTATTTGTTGTTCCGAAATCTCGTTTAAATAAGTCATTAGTATAATCTTTTTTTAATAAAACTCTTTTATAAATCTTTTCTTCGATACCTTTTTTAGCGAAAATCCAAAATATTGTATTTTCTTTTCTATCCATAGTTGTAAGCCTATCCCTACTCTGCCAATATGATACTGCACTAAATTGAATATTCATCATAACTAAATGATCGGCTTTTGCTAAACTAATGCCCTCACGCCCTGAAACAATTTGAAGTGCTATCCATTTATCTGAATTATTGAACTCATGCAAATCTGTTGTCAATTTTTGACCAATAACCGACTTAAGCATTTCCAATTCAGCTACAAAATTATAGAATATTCCAATCTTATAATCTTTGAAATTTTCCTTTATAAACTGCGCTTTTGTATCGTCAATAATTTGAATACTGCCATCGTCATACTTAATAGTTCCGCTAAATAGTTGATGCGTTTTTTGCTGCAATTTCACACCAGTATCGGCAATAATTTGTTTACCTGTCTTTGATGAAGTTACTACAAGATCCTTATGTAATTTCTTAATAATATCGTACGTTATAGGCTT